TGGTGTAGCGCTGGTTGTACAGCGGGCTCGGATTGGCCGGGTCGCCCTTCATGCCTCCTGCGGCTGCAACGGCCGCCGTTCCGGCGAGCGCCAAGGGACCGTACTTCTGCAAGATGCCTGCATTGGTTGGAAGGCCTGGGCGGCTGGGCGAGAGATTGGTGTTGTAGAAGTCTTTGGCCCCGCCCACGATACTGTCAAAGAAGCCGGGTTTGGACCCTGCCACGGTATAGCCCGGCTCCGGGGCTGCTCCAGGCGGAAGCTGCAACGGGGCGTTAAGTAGGTCCTGCGCAGTGCCCGTCGGACCCACGCTGCCGACACCGCCTACGGGGCGAGCCGGGGTAGCGCCTTGATCGGCTGCAGGGGCTGCTGCCCTTTGACCACTGTATTTGGCGATGATCTCGGCGTCGCCCGGCTGTGGGTTGCCCATCTCCATTCGGAACTGCGCATCCTTGAGCAGTTGGTCGGTGCGGCCCACGCCTGCGGCCTGCAGGCCTTGAATGGCTGCGGCCGACAGGCCCGAGACGGCACCCATCCTCAGTGCATCGGCAGGCTTCATACCCATTACCAGGCCCGCGCCCGTTCCGATGGCACCCGTGGTCAGGCCAGTGTTCAAGGCCGACCCGGCAGCGCCGGGCAGGTACTTTCCGATCTCAGCCACGGGGCTCACGCCCATGACCGTGCCGCCACCGCCGATGTAGCCCATTGCACCGGCCACCAGCGCTTCCTTGAGCGAGCCGCCAGAGGCCAGGGTCACAGTGCCCGAGGCCAGCGCGGCTGTGCCCGCCGAGCCCAGGGTCATGCCAATGGCGGTTGGTCCGAGGACCGTGGCCAACGCGATGGTGCCAAGAATCTTGCCGACGGGAGATGCCAGCGCCTTTTTGGCGACGCTGACCACACTCTTCACAACGCTTTTGACGGCGTTGAAAATCTTCTTGAGAAAAAACTCCGGCAGCCCGGTTTCCGGGTTAATCGTCCCCGATCCGCCCATGCTTTTGAGCATGTCGGCCTCGTCCGGCGTGATGTGCGCCAGCATGGTGTCACCATTGCGACCCCTGGAGGCCAGATACTGGGCCGCATCCGCCAAGCCGCCCTTGGCCATGGGCATCGGGCCAGCAGGCGCGGCTCCCGGGCCTTCCATCATCGGGGCGACGGCGTTTTCGCCGCGCATGAGCTTGATCTCGTTGAGTACCGCCAGGATTGCGCCGAGAAACTCCGGGTCGTAGTCTTCGGGCATGTCGCCCTCATCCACGATGTCCTGTTTGACAAGCTGCTGAACAAGCTGCGAGTACTGATCCGGGCGCTGCGACATGTACTCAAACATCTCGATGAGCATGTCCAGCTCACCCGTGGTCAGTTCAAGGTCGGCAATGTTCTGCCGAATCGACTCTTTCATGACCGCCAGGCTTTGGGGGTCAACCATGCCCTGGGCCGTGGTCGCCGCGTCATAGGAATCCGCGCTGGTAACGGAGGGCGTTCGGTTGCCCTGTTTTTCCTGCATGGCCGCTCTCATAGGGAGGGCCATGATGCCTTCTTGTGCCATGGTGTTCCTTTCCTTAGTTGGCCAAAAGCCCCGTGGTGGGCTGCGCGCCGGGAAAGGACGCGGTAATGGCCCCGATTATCCGATAGGTTGTTGAGCTTTGTCCACCTGTCATGACCTGTCCATCTCCAGGTACGACAGCCAAAAATTGACGTCCGCGACGCTGGAAGTAACCTTTAGTTGGTCCTCAGCTTCAAGCACGCATGGCACGCCTGAAAGAATGTCCAGCGTTTGGCTCGTGGGCAGGGAATACCCTTTCAAGAGGTAGTACGCAGTGGCCCCGCTGGCCGGGTGTACCGCAGCCGTGAGCGCCGCCGTGTTGGCGTTCTCGTTGGTGACCCGCAGCGACGATAAGATCGAGACGTTGGCATCCGGCACTACGTAGATTTCTGTGGCCGTAGCCGCCGAAGGGGTCAAGTATTTGCGAAAGTACTTGTTGGCCATGATCAGAGCGCCGAGACGAAGTTGATGGTCAAAATCACCGACGGGATGGCCGGACGGGTAGGCGACGCACCTGCGGCGTAGTGCTCTAAGTACACATCAAGGTTGTCGGACCACCAAGCAATTTCCAAATACTGGTTGGTCGGATCATTAATCGTGAAAATGCCAGTGATGGCAGGCACCACATGAGACCAAATGGTTGAACTCTTGCGGCTAGGAATGTCAAACCGCCTGTTGCTCAAAGCAAGGTTAACGCCCGTGTCCTTAGCCCACACCTCAAACTCCGCTGCGGCGCTGTTATGATTGGCGACCTGCAAAGTGAACGTCACCAGGTACTGCCCTGCGCAGGGCACCTTGATGCGACTGTTGTTGGTGTAGGTGATGCCGTTGGCAACCGGCGCACTGGAGAACGTCACCAGGTTCTCTCCCGTGATACTGGCGTTGCTCTGGTCCGCATCAGACACCAGCATCGCGTTGGGCAGCATGATGCCGTTGCTGTTTTGAAACCCGCGAATGCCTCCTGCAAAACCACCACCGGCTGCCCCACCGCCGCCCACGAGCCATGACAGGGCGGCCGCCTTGTCCTCACTTGTGACAGGTGTGTACGTGTTGTTGAGCTGGAAAACGATCTGCTCAAGCGAACGCACAAGCTGGTTAAACTGTTCAGGGCTGTAGCCCTGCGTGGCTGCATTGGGCAGACGGACGTTGGTGATCTTGCTCATCGCAAGCCGTCCGGCTGAATGTTTACACGCATCGTGCCGTAGCGCCAGTTGCTGTCTACTTCATCGCTCTCAATGCGCAGTTGAATCTGCCGTCCTCGCGCCCGCGTGTCCACCTTCTCGGTGGTGGGCGTGATGACATAGGGGTCGAGCGAGCTGGGCGTTGCTGTAGCCTGTGGGAAGGGCCGCAGCAAGAGCCGCACGGTCAGGTTGCCGATTTGATTCTGGAAGTCGGGGATGAAGCGCGACATGAGGAGCATTTGGTCGCCATCGCCAATGTCAAAGTAGCCCGACCGGATGTAGGAGAAGATCGCAGCGCCGTCGCCGTTGTAGCCGTCTTCCTGGTTGTAGATGCTCGAACGTCCTGCCGTGAGGCCGTAGATCGTGCTAATCGTCGCCTCCGTACTCTCCGGCTCGTATTTCGTGGCCAGGGGCTTGGAGAACGAGCCGATGTCGGCCCAGGCTGTGCGCGGCATCGAGCCGATGTGCCAGGTGTTCTCCAGGTAGTTGTAGGTGACGAAACGGTCAATGAAGTCACTGGTGAACGAGCAGTACCACCACGTCACCTCGTTGAACTGCGTGTTGAGGCCGACATGCACCTTCTGCGCCTGGATGATGTTGAGGTCCTTGAACACGTAGTCCTGCACGGTGCAGGGAATCTTTTTTACTGTACCGTCAAAGACGAAAAACGCATCGCTGCTCATCCAATACGCCATGCCGTTGACGTCCGCCGAGGCGTGCGGGCCGATGATGCCGCAGTTGGCACCAAGCTGTTGAAAGCCGAAGGTGTAAGGCGGCCCAAGATATTGCATGCCGTGGAGCGACGTGTCGGTCCAGATCAGAATCTGCCCGCGCGAGCGCACGCCCGTGATGATGCGGTTACCGTCCGTCAGACGCTGGCCGCCCGCCGTGTTAGTGGCCGTGGCCACGAAGTCGCTGACATCCTCCTGAGCAGAAAAGCGCACGAGCATGGGGTCTTGCGTTGAGGGCGACCCGATCGTGGACTCGGTGCCCAAGCAGATCAAGTGTCGATCAGGCGTGGAGACCAGCGCGTAGTTGCTCTTGGTGGGAGCCCCTGCAATGGCCGTGGCGCGTACGCCTAGCCCACTGTCAGGGTCCCACTCGTAGATGCTACCGCCCACGTACTGGAGGATCAGGTTCTCACCAAAACTGTCAAACTGCCAAACCTGCGACTGAAGTTGCAGGCTGGCAGATGGCGGACGCGGCGTGTCCCAGGTGCTCAAGCCCCAGGTGCCGGTGCCCCAGCCGAAGTCGGCCACGCTTTGGTCGGAGCCGGTGTTTATCTGGTAGGCCGCTGTGGCCGTCCCGGCCGCTGTGGCTGTACTGGTCGCCTGTGTGGGCGAAGTGATGGTGTATTCATTGGCGTTGAGGACCTGTGTGACTTCAAACTCGTTGTTGAGATCGGCATTGGGGATGCCGCCTGGGT